CTCCACATGCTGCCGCTCCTGCTCGGCCTGCCGTGCTTCTTCGGCGGCTTGCTTCTCCGCCTCCTCTACGAGTAATGCCACCTCGAAAGCGTCCATAAACTGGGGGTTCTCGTCGTCGTAGTATCGGCCGATACCGTGCTTGCGGGAAAGAGGTTGCAGAATGTCCGTGCGGTCTGTCTTTTTCGTGTCGAGGTTCAGCAGATGATACATGTAGCCGTCGTCGGTGTGTTCCACTTTGTAGACTACATATCGGTTCATCGCCGAGTACGGGCCGAAGCCGATGACGATTTGATTTTCCTTGACTACCTGCACGGTCGTGTCCGTCGTCGTGCCGCCGAATAATGAAATGTACTTTGCCATATCTGTAAGTGTTAGAAAATGCGTGTGATAAGGAAATAGAGGAAGCCGATGAGAGCCACGAAAGAAACCAGTCCGCGAAGAATACCCAGCAGGATATTACGACAGAACACGAAGCCCAAAACGCCCCAAAGGAAGCCCTCGCCCCACGTGTAGAAGCCCCACGCCACTGCGCCGACCTGCAACCACGCCGTCCAACTCGACCCCATGCCAAGTGGAAGGGTGGAGGATTTCTGTTTCCGTTTATTTTTCTCTGTGCTTCTCATAATCTTCGACTTTTTTTTTATGCCGTAGCGGAGCCGGTATGGATGGAATCTGTTTCAGTAGCTTGAAAGGTTCGGGATTAGCTCACGACAAGATTTTTGCGGGAAATACGCTTCGGACGAAGGACGCAAGGAAGATTTTCCGTAAAACCGCCGTGCGGCTCGATCTTGCACGAGCGTAAAGCCCGAGAGTACCTTTGCTACTGCAACAGATCCATCCTGTCTATGCCGGTCTGCGCAGGCTGGTGAAAAAGATGAGGAGAAGATTATGAGAAGTGCAGATAGAAAAATCAATAACCGTGAACGGGTATGGAATGTTCACGGCCTTGTACGGCACAACTGGGAATATGGGTTGTGCCACTCGTGGCCACTTCAATGCCACATGCGTCCACAACATGATGACGCATAGGATACAAACATTCGTTTGGCTATATTTGAGCGTCCGGGAAGCAAAAATGAATCAGAGTATGGAAATCGTAAGTATAGATACCAGAATCTTCGACGAGATGATCCGACGGGTGAAATCCGTCGAAGAAAAGGCCGTCGCATTATGTCGCGGACAAGAAGATTTGGGGTTAAAGAAATGGTTGGACAATCAGGATGTCTGTGAGATATTGGGAATATCCGTGCGCACCTTACAAACCTATCGGGACAAGGGACTGCTGCCGTATAGCTGCATCAAGCATAAAATCTTCTACAAACCCGAAGATGTCGAGGCTTTTTTGAGATCATCGTATCATCAGCAAAATCGAGCGAAATGAAAAACTATCTGATAGGTCAGCAAGACCCCTGCATAAAGGACATTCTTCAACGCTTGGAGCACACGGACAAGGTGCTCGACAAGTTGAGCAAAAGTTTGAAACGGACGTTCAACGGCGAACGGTTCATATCCGACAGCGAACTGTCCCGCGTATTGAAAATCAGTCGCCGAACATTACAGGACTATCGAAGCGCGGGCATCTTACCGTATTATTTGATTTCCGGTAAGGCTTTTTACAAAGAATCGGATATTCAGCAAATGTTGGAAAAGGCGTACCGGCCTCTTTTCGACAATCGGAATCTGGTGTGATGGTAAAAGAAAGACGGCCGCGTGGGCCGTCTTTTGTCT